CAAACTGGTGAAGGTGGTAGAAAACAACCTAAAAGAGATACTGCAGACAGAAGAAAGCCAGGTCAATCACCAAGAATGAAGGCAGTTGGTGGTGGTAAAATGGAACCTGTTGGTTCATATAAAGACAGAAAGGATATTGGTTCAACTAAGGCACGTTCAGAAAGAGAACAACAACCTCAGAAAGAACGTGGTTCTGCTGAAGTCAAACAATCATATGCTGATAAGGTTAAGGCAGAAAGAAGAGCTGCAGCACAAGCAAGAATTGCAGCAAGAAAGTCAGGTCAACAAGTAAAATCAAAAACTACATCCTCTAAAGATGCTGAAAAGAAAGCATCAGAGATTTTAAGAACAAAGAAAGCTGAACCAAAGAAAACAGAACCTGCAAAACCACGTCGTAGTTGGAAGACATCAGAAGGTGGTGGAATGACAAGAAAAGAAAGAGACTCTGCACGTAATAAAGAAAGAGGTCAAAGTCAGGCAGAGATTAAGAAACGTCTTCGTGCAGAATTTGAAGAGAAAAATGGTAGAAAACCAAACAAAAAAGAAGCCATTCAACTAACAGCTAAGGCCATCGCTGCAACAAAGGCATCATCCTGATAATTCACAACTTACAAAGTTACTCACCTTGAAATGTCCTCTATAGTATAGGACAAACCACATTATGACTCAAACACATATCAACCACCCAGAAGATTGCATCCTTACCGGAGATTTGTCGGTTATTGATGCACTTTATGACAAAGCATTTATCTCTATGAAGATGGATGGGATGTCATTGGTTTGGGGTACAAACCCTGCCAATGGTAAGTTTTTTTGCTGCACAAAATCTGCATTTAACAAGAAAAAGATTCGTCTTTGTTACAATGAACAGGACATCTTTACTCACTTTGGTCATCAAATTGAAGTTGTAGATATTCTTTCACGTTGCCTAAGGTATCTTCCTCGTACTGAGAACATTTATTGGGGTGATTGGCTTGGGTTTGGTAAAACTGATGTGTTCACACAGAACACTCTAACTTATGTCTTTCCTGATGCAATTGACCAACAACTTGTCATTGCACCACACACAGTTGTAAATGTTTTTGGTGAAATGTGTGATTCTGTTTGTACTCCATTGACAGAAACATTTGATGATACTATTATGGTAAAGTGGGTTCAACCATCTGTCGATCGTGTACCACCTACACAAACTGCACCTAAAATCAATAAAAATGGAATCAAATTCCTGACTAAAAAAGAAGCAACTCAAGCTAAGATTGCAATCAATGCATTGATTAAGTCTGGTCAGTATATTGATGATGCAACTCTCACTGAAATTCTGGGTTGTCAACATCTTGCCAATCTGTATCAGTATGTGATGGAAATCAAACTGGACATCATGGACAATCTGATTATCAATGATGCACCAATCGCATATCTTCCTAATGGAAAACAGTGTGACGGTGAAGGTTATGTCTTTCACTCTGAAACTTATGGTTCAGTGAAACTGGTGAATCGTACTGAGTTTGCCTACGCAAACTTCCACAATGGGTACGGTTCATAATTACTCACTTTCAAACTTCTCTATTATTAAATTCTCTTCATTATGACTTCTAAATCATTCCGTCTCGACGTTTGTCGTACATTTGCATACGAACTTAAAGAAAGGTACTCGACTTCAGAAATGTGGAATCTTAAAGATTTACTAAAATTGAAATCTATTCAAGTACGAGATGAGGAAGATGTTGACCATATTAAACATATTAAAAATGCAATTCTGAGAGAAAATAAAAGTATCAATAATACTGACCCTATTATCATTACTTGGACCCCAAATGGGGATATGATTATTGATGGGAATCATACTTTAGAAGCTTTAAAAATACTTGACATTAAAGAGTGTAAAGTAATATATGTTTCCGAAGAAGAATTTAAGGAAAAGAATTTCAATAAAAACGAGTTGATTGAGGTGGGCTTGTTTTTGAATGAAAATTTTGAAAAAGTTTACAAAGATAATACTGATTCAACTCTTAAAAAACACGTTCTTCGTCTTATGAAAGACGGTCATGATCATAAGTACTGCTATGATTATTGCAAAGCACATGGTAGATTCAAACCAGATACAATTATTAAATATGCAAGAGAAGATTTCTTAAATTATAATCATGAAAAAGTCGGTAAAAAAGTAAAGAGATATGGAAATGGTGGTACTGAAAAACATAAACTAGAACTTAGTAAGAAAGAACAAGAATTAGAAGATAAAGATAGTGTGGTGATTAAAGGAAGTACAGGTTCTACTTTAAGATTAAATAGTAATACTCTTGTTGCATTGGCAAATGACAACAATGCAAAAAAGTGGAAATATAGATATCTTCTTTATCATGACAGTAGTGTAAATGAGGAAGAATGGAAAAAGAATTCTAATAATTTTATAGAGACACTCGAGCGTACTTTTAGAAAATTAAAAGATGTAGAAATTATCACCGAAAATGGAGGTAAAATTTATTACCCATACCAATTCGATATTACCATCATGCCACATCTCGAAAATGATGGAAGTGAAAATATCGATTGACCATATTTTTTTGTTTCAGAATTACTCACCTCCAAATGTCCACCATAGTACAGACACCAACACCTGATGATTGAACTTCGTCCCCACCAGGAAGAAGCAGTGACTGCACTTCACAATAACACCATTGGTCAGGTCATTGTACCTACTGGTGGTGGTAAAACATTGATTGCAATTATGGACGCAGTCAAACGGTTTGAGATAAAAACTCCCCGTACGATTGTTGTTGTCGCTCCTCGTATTCTGTTGGCAGAGCAACTGTCTTCAGAGTATCTGGAGCACATTACCAATGCAAATGTTCTTCACGTTCACAGTGGAGAGACAAAGCATTTCAAGACAACAAAGTCTGAACGTATCAAACTGTTTGTTGATATGTGTCAAACTATGAGTGAACATGTAATTATCTTCACTACATATCACTCTCTCCATCGTGTTCAGGAGTCCGGTATTGCAGTAGATACGATCTACTTTGACGAGGCACATAACTCCTGTCAGAATAACTTCTTCGGGCCCACTGATTACTTCAGTAAGAAGTCTGATCGTTGTTTCTACTTTACTGCAACGAGAAAGACTTCTGTCACCAATCGTAAGCATGGTATGAATGAGGTAGAAACCTATGGCCAGGTCATTGCGCGTGTATCTGCACCAGAATTGGTGGAGAATGGTTACATCTTGCCTCCTAAAGTAAAGGTAATTGAGATGGATAAGGTTGACAAAAAGTCTCTTACTCCTCACCTTGAGGGTAACAATGTTCTCGCATCTATTGATCAAATCAATTTGAAAAAGATTCTGGTCTGTGTGAAGACGACTCGTCAACTTCAGAATCTGTTCATGACAGATTTTGCTGACCAGTTGATTGAACGCGGTTATTCTTACCTCTACATTACATCAAAGACTGGTGCAATCATCGATGGTAAGAAGGTATCCCGTGAGGAGTTCTTCAATGTGTTGAACACTTGGGGTAAAGATCCTGACAAAAAGTTTGTCTGTCTTCACAGAAGTATCCTGTCTGAGGGTATCAATGTGAGTGAACTTGAGGGTGTGGTTTTTCTTCGTTGTATGGACACAATTGAGATGCTCCAGACTGTTGGTCGTGTGATTCGTGTCGGTTCAAAGAGTAAATCCTATGGTATGTTGTGTGTGCCAGTTTATAACTCAGTAGGAGTATCTACAGAGAAGGCACTGCAACGTTGTGTTGACATTGTGTTTGAAAAGGGTGAGATGTGTGATTCTGTAGTGAGGCGTTGATGTTTACTAATTCTCATATTCTTGATCCTCAACCAGGGCCACTACCTATCGTGGTGGGTGATGGTTATCTGGTTGCAATACCTGTTTTAGGTTCAAAAACTAAACTCATGGTGATACATAATGGAAAACCATTGAAAGTGTGTCGTAATCACAAATCTGCAATGACTATGATCAAAAAACTAAAGAAACTTCAAAATAACTCACCTCCAAATGTCCTCTATAGTGTAACCCACTGACCATGAACATTCCAAACTGGCAAAAAAACTCCGGTAAGGTAAAGACTACCAAAGGAACATGTAAGGGTCTTATAAGGGCTCGTAAACAGTCTCTAAAGTCACTCAAACTCAAACTAACTACCAAACCACTATGAACATTGACACTCAACTCCTGACCATTATTGATTCTCTTCAAGATGGTGTGAATGTAAGCAATGATGTGAAAACTGATCCAGAAAAGGGTTATCCTTATGCGACTGGTTATTCACGTGCATCAATGGAATATGCAATTTATAATTTGAAACAAATTGTTGAAAATTATCGTTCTATTGTTCAAGAGGAAGAGTGTGTGAGTTAGAATTATTCACCTCTAAATGTCCATTCTATTGTATCACTCAAACATCATGAACAATTCATCACAAATCCTTCGTGAACTTCAAGAACTTCGTAAAACTTGGCGTGTTCAGAACTTTTCTTATACACAATCACAACAATCTCGTTATGATGAATTGATGATGCTTCGTCGTGCATTTATTAACAAATGGTATGAAGATGGTTTGGTTTGGAAAGGCCCTTCTAATGTGGGTAAGGCAACAACTGAAAC